CAAGTATCCATTAGTTGCAGCAACTGTCAGTTGGTCAAAGGTAGATGCGCCTGTACCTACTAGCAAATCTCCCTTTGCATCAAAGGAAGCAGCAACTGCAGCAGCAGCGCTGGCTGCACTCACAGCAGCAGAGTTAGCAGAAGTCAAAGCAGATGAAGCAGATGTGCTTGCACTAGCAGCAGAGGTAGCAGCAGCAGTTGCACTGGCTGCAGCAGATGTTGCGCTAGTAGCAGCAGCGGTAGCGCTAGCGGCAGCACTGGTAGCACTTGTCGCAGCAGCAGTGGCTGAGGCAGCAGCCGAAGTAGCAGATGTGGCAGCAGCAGAAGCAGAGTTAGAAGCAGTAGTTGCATAGCCAGCGATTGTGGCTACAGAGTTAGCAGCCGTTAGGGCAGAGGCTGCAGCGCTTGTGGCACTGGTTGCTGCTGCTGTAGCAGAAGCCGCTGCAGAGGTTGCAGAGGTGGCTGCTGCTGTGGCTGAGGTAGATGCACTGTTGGCTGAGGTAAGGGCGCTAGAAGCGCTTGTAGAGGCGCTAGAGGCACTCGTAGCGGCAGAGGCAGCACTGGTAGCAGCCGATGCTGCTGAGGTTGCTGCAGCCGTTGCTGAGCCTAGAATGCTATCTACATAATCTTTAGGGGTAGCAGAGGATGAAATCATCCCTGCTGAGGACAGACCTGTAATTGTTGGCGTACCTGATATTACAGGGCTCGTCAAGGTTTTATTTGTCAGTGTCTGTGTAGCGTCAACAATGACTACCGTACCTGTGGTATTAGGCAGGGTGATTGTATTGTCCTGTGTTGGGTCAACTACAGTCAGGGTTGTCTCATAGGCATCTGCTGTAGTACCTTCAAACACGAGGACAGCACCAGCTGAAGCTGTGCCTGTAATCGTTGGGTCAGAAATTGTTGGAGAGGTAAGAGTCTTATTAGTAAGGGTCTGTGTCTTGAGTGTACCTACTACGACACCTTCGCCGGCAGCAATGCCGTGCATGTCATGAGCATTACCACTGCCATCGTTGTATGAGCCAGTTGCTTCAGCATGTAGGTTAGCATCGCGGAAGTCACGGCCGATAGCCATGTGGCGAACCACTGCACCTGCTGAGTGTTCCTGTGCCGATGAGCCGTCAATAGCACGAGTAACCGTAAAGGTATTAGTGGCAACCGCCGTGGCATCTACGATTTCTTCAAGAGCTGTATCTGGGTCGATGACCAATGTAAAGGTACGACCAGATGGGATTGTAACACCGCCTAACAATGTGGTACCTGATACAACTGTCATCGAGGTAGCACCCGATGTAATTGTTCCAGTCAGCGTAGTTTGCTGAGAGCGGGACGAGTATTGGCGAGTTGTCATTTAGGTTCCTATCGGCTGTAGTGAACTCGGGTTGGGAATTGACCCTGGAAGGCTGATATTTCTTCTTTAAGTCTTTGTTGATATAGTGCATAGATTTGACGAGCAGCGGAGTTGGCAGAGCCAAAGGAGCGCTTAGCATCAATCTCATCAGCTTGTGGAGCAATTTGGCTAGCACGAGCTGGGTCAAGATAAGTCAGTAGTCGGTATGCTGTACCAAGAATTATAACATCTCGTACAGTCTCAGAGTATCCTGTGGTTGTTGTAAATACATCAGATGTACTTGACATTGCTGTAGGTTGCTTGAGGTAATTAACCTTTACTGTTCGTCCAGCAGTAATGTAATCACCAATGGTAACTGTCTGGGCATCGTTACCCCATGTAGCAGATTCAGCCTTGGCGTCCCATGTCCAACGACGAACCGGAATCCACTCTTGGCTTGGCCCGATATCCTGCCACGACATACTTAATATATTTTCAATAAGACTTCCACCGCTATCAGATACTTCATAAGTTGTTACTGATGGGTTGAAGGTAAAGGTTGTTTGTCCAATGACAAGTAGCTGTGTACCCACAGCACGGATTGTGTCATTGATAGCACGCTTGATAACATAGCGTGGGAAGATTGGAGAGATAGTAATCTTAGCATCAACAGCGTGCGTAGCAGCGGTGGTACCTAAATATCCTCGCCCGTATGGAGCAATGGTTGCTGTGTTACCTACGCGGTCAAAGGAAGATACCCACATCAATTCCTCGTCAACTTCAATGATACCCTTACCCAAGTCTTGAGTAGAGCCTAAGCTCAGAATCGTTGGCGAGGAACTAGGAGAAGTTAATGTGGTAACTGCAGCTGTAAGGTATGTGCTTCTGTCCTGCTGATAGGTATATCCTGAGAGGTTAATCAAAACCTCATCAATCATTTGGTTAAGTGTTGTCACAGGTTAATGCTCCTTAAAGCGTCAGTCGGTGATAAGTCTGTTGTTCCTGCAAGTTCATTGCAGATACCGCCAAGTGCCTTGTAATCATCAGGCTGACGGTTAGCGTCTGCTTTCTTATTAAGAGCACCAATCAAGGCTAGGCCCGTAGTTCCAGCATACACATTGGCAGCTTGAGTAGGTGCAACATATGCACTAATTGCCGGATATGTCCCACCATTAGCCAAGCGATTGAGTTCGCTAGTAAATGAACTACCTGCTGTTCCTGTCGCCATTATCTATACCTCGAAGTTTTCTTTGCTATTGATTTAGGTTGCTTAGAGAATTGCTTACCCTTACGCAAGTCTTCTCGTTTCTTTTCTGAAGTCTTAGCATACTCAGCTGCTGACAACTTCTCACGAGCTTTCTTAGGGAGGTAACGCTCACCTGTAGCCTTAGAGCCTTGTGTGCTAGGCTTACCTGACTTAGTGCCCCAGTCTTCTTTAGTCCACTTGGACAAAGACTTCTGCTTGCTGGTCTTGCTACCTGTGTAGCCACCACCAGCTTTCTTGTATTCTTGGGCTACTATCTGTGCTTTACGAGCAGACCATTGACCAGCCTTGCCACCTTTTGTCCCAGCAAGTACACGGTTCTTGATACGCTCACGCAGTTCAGGTTTGGTGTATGACATTACCACTTAACCTTATCTGCCCAGTAAGCTGCACTCATCTTGCCTTTAGCAATATTCTTTGAATGGCGTGCCTTGAAAGATGCACGCTTCTTTTTCATTCTGTCAGACTCTCCAGCTTTAGGAGCACCGGCAGTCTTAGCGCCTTGCTCACCGAAACGGATAGTCTTTACTTTGTCCCCGACTTTAGCCACAACGACATGTGACTTCTTAGGATGGTTGGGAGTACGCTTAGGCTTGTTAAAACCTGAGACTCCAGCACGAGCTAACCGTGGGTCACGCTTGCTTTTGTTTTCCATACTCCCCATACTTTCCTAGAACCGCTCGGATTCTACCATCTTTACGAAGTTTTACTACCATGCCATCTTTAATTTGAATCGGGTTGAATCTACGGTGTGGCTTGTATTTACCCGAAGACATTACTTTTTCTTCTTAGCCATACCTGCTTGTGACAATGCAATTGCCACAGCTTGCTTCTTAGACTTTACTTTCTTGGAAGACTTACCAATGTTAAGCTCGCCCTTTTTGAACTCGCGCATAACCTTGGATACTTTCTTTTGCTTAGCAGTCTTCTTCATTACTCAGTTCCCTTGCCGTACTTGAAACCTTTAATTTTTGTAGGGTCCATTTCGCGTCCACCAAGTTTAGTGTTTGGCTTGTAGTTGATGGATGTTGTATTTCTGTAAAGGTCAGCGACATGAGCCTTAGCGTTAGGGTTATCTATTCCCCCTGCTTTTCTAGCTTTGCCTGGCTTCATACTATTTCTTCTTTCCCATTTTCTTCATTGGCTTCTTAGCAGCCTTTGTCTTGGACTTCATCATCATTGCTTTTTCTTCCATCTTTTCAGCCTTAGCATACATCTTAGCTGCCTTCTTACCCTTGGCTGTATATGGGAATTTCTTTTCGCCTACTTTTGGCATGTTATACTCCTAGTTCTTTCATTACCGCTGCTGATTTTTTATTGATTGCTGTAGCCGGAGGCATCTTGCCAGCATCATATGCTTTGCCTAATGTCTCACTAGCCTTTACCGCTTCCTGAATCTTCTTCATGGAAGTTCCTGCTGGTTGAATGCCTTGTGCTCTAGCTTCTTTGTAGGCATCCAATTCTTTGTTAAACGCTTTATTAGTCATCTGTTTACGACTGTCAGCGTCTCCTGCATTCATTTGTATGCTCAGGCCCTTGCACCCAAAGCAGCCGTCCACCGGCTCAGGATGATGTTCCCAATGTTTCATAGCGCTGTAAAGTTATCCTCCGTGACACCGACTCCGCCAGCAATGAGTGCTGCCTTTGTTGTGTCATCTACTTCGTATGAGTAGCCACCACGATAGACGGCTGGATATGTATCCAAGTCGTCATCTACAGGATAGCGTATCTGTGCATATCCACCAGTAGGCTTTAGTACTATTGTAATACCTCTGTCAATTTTATAGAAGTAAAACAAACGGTGCTCACCAGCAGGCCCTTCCTCTACGGTTGGGGTTTTAAATAACCAGGTTGTCATAAGTCCCTTTCTAGTGAACTCACCCCGAAGGGTAGGTTTCAAGGCCTACCCTGCAGAGTCAATCAACTAGAGAGCAGCGATTGAGGAACCAGAGGTAATGCGATACAACGCTTCGTCGCGGTAGACTGCGAAGCCAAGTACGCCGTACCAGCCCATTGGGCGGAAGCGCATCAACTTATCAGTTACATTACCGATAACGATGTGTGGTTCTTCAGCAACGGCTTCTGCCATAGCTTGAGCACCGCACACGATTGTGTCGAATACACGGGTTACTGGAGTTACAGTAACAGTTGTGGTTGCAGTAACTGCACCAGTGTTTGCTGTATCTACAGTGAAGGTTGTGGTTGAGCCAGAGGTGCTGATTGCAGTAATCTTTGCACCGGAAGCAATACCAGTTCCAGCAATCTTATCGCCAACTTCTGCACGAGTTGCGATAACAGCAGAAGAAGCAACACCGAAGGTGAAGCCTGCTGATGTACCTGCAACGGTTACAGCGGTTGTAGCGAGTGCGGTCTGGTCTGCACCTGACTTAGCATTGTAAAGGCGTGAAGACTCTACGAAGAATGCGCCTTCGTATTCTCCGATTTCTCCTGCCCAAATCTTATCCACAGCTGGATTAGATTGTGCATGTACGAAGTTCCAGCCCATGTTTCCGGTTTCTGCACGAAGGTCGTGTGAAACTTCTGGGTGGATACCTGTCCAGTACAAGGAACCACGGCGAGCCTTGGCCTTGTTTGAACGGAGCTTAGCAACAGCACGACGGATATCAGCTGAGTCAATTGTATCAGCAGCATCTACACCAGCAACAGAAGTTGCGTTACCTGCGTAGATGTTGTTGGAACCTGAGCGAAGAGTTGTCATAGCAACTGCATCGATGGAGTCAGCGAGGTTGTAAGCAATGATGTTTGCAATCGCTGGGTCTACATCTGCAAGTGAGAACAACTCAAGTGCACGGGTTACGAGTACTGCATTTCCGTACTCATTGAGAGTAACAGTTACAGTTGTAGGTGTTGATAGAGAAACTGCATCTGGGTCAGTTGTCTCTGTTAGTGTTGAAGTTGCCTGGTCCAAATCGACATACTTCTGGAGTACGACGGTTTGTCCTGGGATTGCTTGGCGAGCAGGACGCTTATCTGCGACAGAACGAATTAGTGGTTCTGAACGGAGAGCGAACTCGAGGAGGCGGTCATACGCCTTCTGTACGAGACCTGCGCCACCAACTGTACCGCCGAGCGAGGTGCTCGCGGTAGAGGTATATTGGTTTGACATTAGTTTTAGTCTCCTAGACTATGAACGGATTATTGTTGTGATTGGAGAATTGATAGCAACTCTTCAGCAGAGTTTGCTTGATTTAAACGCTGGTCTAAATCTAATCCTCTATCAGGTGTCACAGCACCTTGTGTCAAGACATCTTGCTGGCGTAGCCGTGCAATGTCTTGTTGACTTACAGGGGCTTCTTCTTGCTGTACCTTGATTCCGAACAAGTCTGCGTTATCATCGAGCCAGTGTGATACTGACTCCTCGTTAACATCATCCAAGTCTTTCAATACAAGGCGTGCAGCTTTTTCGTTGACACCCTTCTTTGCTAGGACTTCCTTGACGACTCGCTCACGCTGCACCTTGGATAGTGACTCAAGTTGCTCAGTAAGTTCCTTGATACGCTTCTCGTCAGCACGCTTGGCTTTGCGTAACTTCTTTAACAAGTCACTGCCATCACCATTGTACTGCTCTTGTGTATCTAGGTCATCGTCTTCATCGTCCCAGTAGTTGTTGCTCATAGCAACCCACCCTTCTATTCGTTGTTAGTCGCAAGCCTCAGTTACCATTCGGGGAAATGGGCTGGCTCTTGCTATCGGTCTGTTACACTGGCGGGGCCGATAGGTCCGCTCAGGATTCTAGAATTGTCCTCTTTGTGGCTGGCCCAAGGAAACCCTTGATACACCAGACTGACCAGAGAACTCAGCAATTTCTCGCTGTGTTAGGCGCTGACGCTTGCGCTGTGCAGAAGCAAGCTGATTGAATACTTCTTGCTCGGCTTCACCGAGTCCGTATCCTTCAAGCGTTGTGCCATAGATGTCTGAAAGTTTTTCTGCTGTAGGTAGGATATCAGCAATTGTTGCGTATCCTCGTTGTGCTTCAGCTTGGGTAATACCCTGAGCTGCAAGCTGTTCAGCAACCGATACTCCAGCATTGATTCCTTGACGAGCTGCTGCTACTCCAATTTCAGATGCAGCTACTTGACGCTCAATCTTCTGGAACTGTTGGTTCGGGTCGAGAACATAGGCAACCAAATCATTCTGACCAATACCATAGTAGTTACGAAGCATGTTAGATACAGCAGGGTCAGCATTGCGGACTCGCTGTACTGCAGTCACTACGCGGTTAGATAGTTCAGCAACAGATACATCGTTGGCTAGGAACTGTGACACATAGGCATCGTTATCAAATTGAGTAAGTCCGTAAGAGCGTAGAACCTGACGATAGTTATCTTCTAGGTTCAGGTACTCTGACGGAGTAAGAGCTGTTAGTCCCTTAGCTCTACGAGCATCGTTAGCCTTGAAGCGCTCTTTGTATAGAGGTTCTTCTTGTAAAGCCAACATAATAGTTGCTTCTGTAGCACCTTGAATAGCAAGCTTCTTAATTAGTGGAGCTAAGGCTCCTAGGTTGTAGCGATTCAATCTGTCTACAACAATAGAGTAAGCATCTTGTTGTGTAGCAGTCATCGTGTCGGGAGATGATACGGTTACTGGAGCTGGGCTATCCGTATAGGAACCATCAGAGTAATATGTTCTTAAGACTCGGTTAGCACCTGAGCCAATATACTCTGTCCTCGTTACTGTCTTTCCGCCACCGTCTCCATTGCCATTGTTTCCACTAGAGGCCGGAACTACTTTACCAGCCTGATAATTTTGACCATTATAACTTCCAGTAAATGGTTGTCCATTGAAATAAAGTATGCCATCAACAACTTTGTATCCAGAAGTATCTGGCTTATTTCCATTCCCGTCTGTGCCATCGGTAACTACCACTGGCTTTGCACTTGGGACTTTTGGATATCTTACTAGACTCCAGTAACCACCTCGCCCACCAGCTTCAGAGCGCCATACATAATCATATTTATACTCCTCATCCTCAGGTGGAACTGTTGGCTTCTCGCCTCTACCAGCTTCCTCTTGTGCTGCTGTATATTCAGCTTGACGGATTGTAGAAAGTTGTTCTGCTCTAGACACATTAGCTACATTTACTCCAGCTGCTTCTGCTTTTTCTGCAGTTGCTAGGGCTCTCTTTGCAGCGCTAAGGGCTTTGCTTGCATTCGCAACATTTCTTACGCCAGTGCCTTTAGCCTTTTCGTAGGCAATCTCAGCTTCGGCTAACGCAGCTCTTGCTTCTTCTACTGTCATTACATTAGCCCCATATCTTGTAGCGCTTTAACGGTTAGCCCATCAAGATAGGCTGTACCTTCTGGAGTGTTAGCGAAAGCATCAAAGTATTTAGTTCTAGTTCCAACCTGAACTTCTTCCAAAGATGGAACTACATATTGACCAGTCTTAGGGTCGCGGTATCCTAGCCATGGTGAAACAGATGGGTCATCCCATCTTAGTGAGTTAGGGTCAACACCTGTATTCTTTGCAACTAGTGACTTAATCCACCCAGCCTGAATATCTAAAGACTTGCCAGCCTGGAATCCTGCAGCAAAAGCAGGGAAAGCACTGATTGCTTTAGTCTTAATATCTTCTTGGATATCAGCAGCTGTTGTCTCGCCAAGGAAAAGTCTCTGGCTCTGTCCATCCCAGTACTTGTTATCAAGTAATTGAGATACACCATAAGAATCGGCAAATGCTTTTAGGTCATTGATGCTGGTTACTCCAGCTCCGCCAACCTTCTTGAAGTCAATCGCGCTAGCAACCAACTTATCTAGGATGTTGTTATCTCTAGCGGTGTTACTAAATCCTAAGCTGTAAGCATCTTCAACTTGCTTCTGTATTGTAGCATTCCAAGCGCCTGCACCGAGGGCGGCGATAATGCGTTGCTTTTGTTCTTCAACATATTTGTTTTTATCTTGCTGCCATACACCAGGTTGTTCTTTTTCAGCAATGGCACGCTGGCGAGCAGAAGCATTATAGTCTTGATAGAACTTGCTAGCCTTTACATAGGCTATAAACTGTGCTTTATTCTTGGCTACATAAGCATTATATGCTAATTGAAGATTACCATCAATGGACTTTAAGGCAAGTACAATGGCAATTAAGTCTGCCATTTCAGCGGTATCGGGAGTTATTCCCTCTGGCGCAGCAGAGGCTGCAGCAATACCTTCAAGTGTGGTTGTGTCTACCACTACATACCTCCTGAGAGTAACTTCTTAAGTTCATCCGTAAAGCCTATACCGCCAGCAAGTTCAAATTGTTGCGGTCGTTGGGCTCTTAATCTTTCTTCCAACGCCAACTCTTCTTCTCCTTGACGGAATGCTGACTTGGTTTCAGTTACATTCTCAAGCTTTCCAGTCTTAGGGTTACGGACCTTCTTAGTTGTAGTAACGGTACCTTGCTTTAACTTCTTTTCCCAAGGAGCAATAATTTCATCTAGCTCTTCTTTGGTTAATTCAAACATACCTTTAGATGCTACAGCTTGAGCAACTTGAACTAATGCGCCCCTATCAACCTGTCCAATTCTACGGTCAGGCAGGTTAGGTTCTTCTCCAGCTCCAGGAAGTTCCTGTTCCTTTAACTTGCTAAGCAAAGTCTTCAAATCGGTTATAGGGAAGTACTGTGGAAATACTGTACTTAATATCTGATTAACTTCTTCTTTGTTCTTTGCGTTATATCCAAGGCGCTTCAATGTAGCCTGTAGTTGAATGTAATCCTGAGTTGTTAGTCCTCGTAAGAATGTGGGCATATCATAGCCTGTGCCAGTAGCACCGGTAGGAGATGTGTATGTAAACGGCCCACCACCAGCTGTTCCTGTTGCAGCAATTCTTCCCTGGATTCTTTCATTGTATGTCATACCACCAGGAGGTGTCTGCGCTACAGTTGCTGTAGGTGCTGTGGTTGGAAGAACATCTGGACGCTTCTTTACGCCGCTAGGTGGGATAGGTGCTGATGTAGCACCAGGTCCAACTCTAGGAGTTTCGGTATTGGTAGCACCAACTGTGGACGAAGCCATGCTTGGTGGGTTCTCTTTAGCAAAAGAAATCTTAGCTTGGTCATATGCCAATGTTCTTAAAGCATCATCTTTGTAGGAGGAGTATCTAAAGTCCTTCTTGAACTGATTATAGTGATAGTCTGCCCACTGCTTTAGGGTTTTCTTTTTAGCCACTACTTGCCTCCAACATGGTCAAATTTATCATTTCTGAAATATCTTTCGTAGAACAATCCAAAGTCAGGGCTCTGACGCTTCAGATTGTCGACGAACTGCTCAACATCCTCGCGGAGATATGCCGCTCTGTTGGAATCTATAGTTGTGCCTAGCATGTTTAGTTCATCATAGATGTCGTACCTGAAGTTTAGATACTGAACTACAGCAAACCAGCGTGGGTTCTGCGATAGGTCATTCCACATCTTATCATCATTGATAGCATATGTGAGCGCATCTACTAGACGATTAGAGCGGGCAGCGCCAGCTCCACTATATCCATTTGCATACTCTTCATACCAAAGCGGATTCTTTACCTTCTGCTCTTCAAGATACTGTTGTTTGTAGTAATCAACAACGGTTGCACCGAATCCACGGTTAGGGTTATATGGTTGCTGTGGGTCAGTTGCTACCTGCTGCTTGACTGATTCCATGAATCTATTCCAGTCTTGCCAACCACGGTTTACAACGGAAGACTTAGCACCCTCTAGTGGCTCACCATATTCCTTGAACTTCTTGTTTAGGTATGGTATCTTTGATGACTCTAACCAGGCTTGCGCCTTAGATGAGAACGAGTAGCTATCATCATTGAAGATTGCTCCAAGCACACCAATGTTATCTTCACCTAGGATGGCTACCAAATCCTTTACCATCTCTGGGTTACGCTTTACCAATGAAACAGCTGTATCATCAGAGCGTAATCCGGCAAGAGAGTTAGATAGGCTATCTGCTAGGAAGAATAAATCTGGATTCATATAGATGAAGTCTTCTTCACCATTGATTGGGTCAGCTTCTCGCATCTTAGCTAGCTCGTCAGCATATGGTTGTAGCGCTGTAACATAGCGTGGCTGAGCAGGAAGTGTGAATGCTGACAAAGCACGAACTGTAGCTAGTAGCGTAGAACGCTCTTCTGATTGAGTAACCATCTGGCGCAACTCTAGTGCGCTAGGGTTTCTGTGGTTCTCGTTATAGAAGTCAGCTAAAGCTTGCTTCATAAACATATTAACATCTTTATTAAACTGCGAAGGACCGCCACCTGCGCCAATACCAGCTGCGATTACCTGAGCTGTACGGCGAATGGTGTTAGGAAGTAGCGCATTTAAAGAACTAGAGCTAGCTCCAAATGGTAGAATCCAGTTTGTAATCTTATCTTCTAGGGCAGATTCTCCACCGGAACGCTTAACATATTCGTTCCATGATGCTGATAGAATTGGACCTGCACCGATTAATGTAGAACCTGTCGGGTTGAATGGGTTGAACCAGTCAACTGGAAGTCGTCCAGTTAGCCCAAGGATAGGTAGTTCAACTTCTACATACTCTGTACCGAATGGGTCTTCCTCTACCTGGAGTACTCTTTCTGGTAACTCCTTAATAGCAGCAGCCTTGAGTATAAAATCTGGGTTGTCTAGTGTGATACGGCCATAAGCACGGAACTGTTCAACAATAGCAGGGAAGAATGCGATAGCATAGTTGATAAGCCCGCTATAGTTCATGTCTCTATGGAATGAGTTTAGCTTATTCCTATATTCAGTAATAGCAAAGTTACGGGCTATACGCTCAAACTTCTGCTTATCATCTAGGGTAAGTCTCTTGCCCTGGATGTTTGCTAAGTGAACTAGGTTCTGTAGCTTATGCTGATACTTGAATGCAAAGTATGGGGCATACATTAACTTGGTTGTAGGGGCTGTAGATAGCCATGTTACAGTCTCATCTAGTACTGCTTTACCTTTACGGTACGCATTACTCCTGCCAAGCATATCATCCGAAAGGTCTGTCAGTACTACAGGGCGCTGATTGATATCTGGATAGAGTCTACGCAATGAGTCAATTGTAACATCATTAGCAAGTATTAAATCATGTAGTTGCTTATTAGGGGCAAATTGCTTTATAACTTCAGCCACACGGGTGTAGACAATGTTTGTGTCGGATGGGCGAAGACCCATACGAGCCATATACTCCTGTCCCTCAGTTGTATTACGGAGGAACTGACGGATATCTTTCTTTGTTTTGCCCTGCATAAGCAGTCTAGCTACCGCATCATTGCCGACCTGGTCCTTTAGTATAAGCATCCAGGAGGTTAAATGTAGTTGTTCATTCTCTGTTGGGGTAATCGAACGGCTACCTGTGCGGCTAGCTCGTATATTTCCCGTCTCAATTTCGCGGATACTTGCTACTGCTCGACGCATATCATCGCGCATGCGTAGCTGCTGCATGCTGATATCACCAAATCTACCAGAACTAGCGGCAGGGAAATCATAACCCTGAACCATAATCTTGTCCTTAGACACACGCTTTACCGGTGGTGTCTTTGATATGATAGCGTTCTCTTGTGCACGCAGTGCGGCAACAGTAGCCTTCATGTCATTAAGGTTCTTGACATGCTTCTGAAAGTTAGTTGGTATACTAGAAAGTGGCTGGGTTAAATCTACCTTAGCCTCATCAAGGGCTTTTTCTAGGGCGATAATATAAGCATCTCGACCTGCTATATCCTCACGGATATTGCTTAGATTCTTCTTAGGGTCAATCTGACCAACAGCGCTCTTGATTTTAGTTGGCGTATTGGAAAAGTTTGTTATAGAATATAAAGCATCTGTGCTAAGAATCTTTAGTGCTGGGAATAGCGCACCATCTCCAAGCATACGGATAGCAGAGTCACGGATGATGTTTAATGGGTAACCACCACGGGCTAGGGTAAACCCTCTCCATAGCGAAAGGAACTCATCTGCAAGGAATTTGCTTCCTATTGCAGCCTTTACTGGGAATGAAGCTTCTTTGCCATACTTCTTTGAATAGTCCTTGAAGGCTTTATCCCACATCTTTGGGTCAGGAAGATATGCACCGTTAGCTAGCTGGCTGATAAGTTGCGGGTCTTTAATGACATCACCATTAGGGTCAATCATGTACCCACGATTATTTATCTTGGCATCACGAGCTGCTCCAACTATGGTATTATGTAGCTCGTCATACTTTTGTAGCACTAAACTTACAGTAAGTCCTGATATGCCATACTTATCACCTAGGTTCTCAGCTAGGTTTTTGGTATAATTTTGTATAAGATTGAACTTAGTTACTTCATCTCCAGCAGTTATGAAGTCATTATAAAGCTTTAAGCCATCATCTGCCTTTAATCCACCATATTGTACAGAACTTCTAATATTAGCGCGAAGTCTGTCAGATGCTAGGATTCTATCCGAAAAGTTAACGGTTCCTCGTGGGGCATCGTCTGTAGCCCTATCGAACCAGCGTACAAATACCGAGAATGGGCTTCTCTGGTACACACCTTGGATAACTCCACCGAAGGTAGTCTCTCGGTTAAGGTCATCTATGTTGCGGGAGCCAGGTAGGATACCTGCTTTAGAAAGTTCTAGCTTACGAGCAGCTCTTTCCTTGGCGATGTCATTGCGAACACGCTCAACCCAAGACCATTTAGAAGCTGTCCTTGATGTCAATCCACCCTGAATGATTTCAGCGTCACGGAACCACTGTACTTCTTTTTGCAAAGAGTCTAGTTCCTTCTTAAGATATGATAAGCCAGTAGGTGCTAGCTGGTTTGCTGTGATTAACTGACCCTTATAGGAGACATAAGAGATTCCACCTTGTTCAGCTACCTTAATAGCGTCATCTACTCTTGTGTACTCTGCTAGTTTAGCAGCACTGAGAGTGTCTAGCTCCTTGATTGCTGTGTCGTCATATCTTCCAATGCGAAGAATCAGTGAGATGGTAGCATCATCTGCTCCAGCTACTAGGTGAGAAGCAATCTGCGGGATGTCTCCACCACGAAACTCAGCACGCTGTGCAACAACTGCTGGTGAGTTCTCACGATAGAACTTAAATACTGGTGTATACTTAGTTACTTCACCTGCTGCAGTACGCTTGAGTATATCAATGTCCTCAGCAAAGCGTACAGCTGCCTCTTCTGCTGATTTAGCAGTAAGGCGTCCGCTTACAATCCCTGTTCCTACCTCATCAATCGGAGCATTAAGAGCTCTACGACCAACAGCACCGACACCTTTTGCAAGTCCGATGTCTGGAGCGGTAGCTAATTCAAATCCAAAGTTAAGTAAGCCCGATGTGATAGCACCGATTCCCTTACTTGTATCACCTAAAGTCTTAACACCGGTTACTCTTGATGTAAATCCTACTACATCTCTACCAAAATTGTAGCTTTCTTGACCAGCATCAGTCTCAGCTAGCTTAGCAGAGCGGTATAAAATGTTAGCAGTCTTCTTAACATACTCAGTTTTTGCTGTATCGCGCTGTAGTGTACCAAAAATTGAACCACCAACACTGGCTCCAGCTGCGGCACCGATAGGTCCACCTAGTCCAAAGCCTACAACACCACCCATAATTGCACCAGATGTTGTAAATAAACCTGATAGCAAGCCAAGGGCTGCATTTTTGTTAGCTACATCACGAGTAAATGCGTAGTTTGAGCGTACATTCTTGTAGCCAGCTGATAAAAGTTTGCTAGCACCACCGTCAGTAGCTTCATCAAGCTTACCAAATACCCACGCCACAGGCGTAGTTACAGCTTGTAGAATATCTAAACCTTTAACACGCAACTCTTCAACGCTGTCATTCCAGTCGCCAGGGTTAGCTGGCACATTTCGTGCAGCATCTTTAGCTAGCATGAATGGAACGCGGTTGTTAATCGCATTAGGTATGTTCTGTGGGTATGTACCGCTATAGATACTACCCATCTTATCCCATTGTGTTGAACTCATCGTGGAATAATCGTCCCTAAGTATCTAACATATTCTTTGGTAGCTTCAGGTGTATCTGGCTGACTTGCCCAATAGCGCATTACTGGATAGTATGCAACTACTGTATCTAAGTCTGGGTCTCCCACTGGTTGAACAGGAAGATTCAAGTCTGCAAAATCAAGTCCACCAGGAAGTGTTGAGCCAGAGAAAATTGTTTCTTCAGGGCGTTGCGTTTCTGCAGTAATTGGTACAACTGCTGGTCCGCGAGAAGCTGTAGGCATTGCTCTACCTGCAGTTGGTGCTGCTGCACCTGCGGTACCTGCCACACCGGCTGCTGCGCGAGCATCCGCATTTATTTGTCCAGTTGTCCCATATCCCATGCCGCGATATTTTAGTTCTATATTTCTTGGATTTTGTCCATTGCCGCCTGTAGCTGAAATATTTGCCGGGTTGTTCTGTGGCGCAGTTGGTCTGAAACCGCCTCTATTTTCCGCCATCAGTATCCTCCTCTGGACTGTATGAATATTCTTCTGCTGATAGTAACATTCCCTTAGCTAACCATGGGTTCATGTTTTCACTTACATCTGTCATAAGATAGCGTGTGCCTTCGTAGTCACTCCACTCACTTACTAAAACCCATCCAGTACATATCTGACTATCAGAGTCTTCTAAATCTTCGGCAAGTATTCTCATAGCCTTATCAATGGCTTCTGTAAACTTGCTCACTTGTATTGCTCTTCTACTTGGTATGGGGCTGCTGTGTAGGCACTGACTCTTGCGGCAACTTCCATTGCTGCGATGGCATCAGCACCTGCATAAAGAGCACCAAGGGCGTAAGAGCCTCCGCTGCCAATGGCGTAGAATCCTTCTCCACTCTTCATCACCGCCAAATCTTGGTCGACATCAAAGAGCTCGCCACCAACTGCGATGAGAAACTGGAATCTTAATCCATCTTTATCTTTGTCGTGAGGTTCATCAAAGTTATAACCATTCTCAGATAAGCACTTACGAAGAGAAGGCATAGCTTTTACAATCATGTAGCGATAGGCGTCTTTTTTATCCTTCGCTGAAAATACTGGTGGTACCCAAATGTTCTGGGCTATATCGCAAGGGGCAACCTCACCAGCTCCTGCAATTAGTAACGCACCACGCTGCGTAATCTTACGCATAACTGGATGTGAATAAACTTTACCACTATCATCAGTAATGCGACTGTCGGCAACAATGACAGACTTGTCATCATATTCAACGCCAATAATTGTTGTCATTGTCCCCTCCTAGATTATCGTCGGCGAATAGTTCTTACGCTTGCGTTAGCTTCTCCACCTGATGTTAGGCTGGATAGTAAGCTCATAATATCTGGTGCTCCACCTTGCTCCATCTCTGGAGGAAGAGCGCCTCCTGCCGGAGCAGCGGGAGCAGGGGACGGTTGCTCAACCATTGGTGCGCCAGCAGGAGGAACCTGTTGTTGTGCAGGGAAGATTTCTTCAATAGCATCTTCGATTGCCTGTCCCTTTTGGCGTGCCTTAATTACTTGTGCAATCTTAGAAACGATTTGGCTTGGGTCTCCACCACTTGCTGCAATCTGAGGGATAGCCTGAGTGTATGCTTGGAGTGAAGCAAGAAGTGCTGTACGCATATCTTCAATTTCAATCTTCTCAACTTCTTCGCTGACATTAACGCTAAATGGTAGTTCACGCATTGCCATGTCTTTGGAGATAAGTTTACCACCCAAAGCTTGGAGCATAAAGATAAGGCCTTGAGCAGGGTTTAATCCTGCAAGCATTCCATAGCGTACATCTGCAGAGAAGTCACCCTTGATGTCTTTCTTAGGTGAGTATGTAATTTCATACGGAGCACCTGCATCTACACCACGGATTGTCTTCTCGTCTGGGAAAATCTTCTCATCAACTTCAAAGCAAATCTGAATTACATCACGGAGGGCGCTAGCAAAGATAGCCTGTGCAGATTTGACCTGGGTGTCGAACGCGCCCATGAGAGCCTGAACGCCCTGACCCGTGACAATAGATGCGTTGACATTTCCTGTGCGTCCCTCAGGATAACGAGCGCCAACGCGTAATTCCTGATTAAGTAAAGTTTGTTCTGTGAATGCACCTTGTGGTAGAGTAAGTTCTACACGGCGTACACCAGCTGGGTTTGAGGTACGGATAACCGCATCGCCACCAAGCTGTAGCTCCTGTACATCTTGTGGAAGTACAATTGGAGACTGTACAGATTTCTCTGCAGCTTCCATAGCAAGGAGTGCAAAGCGGTTGCGTAGCAACTGGATACCTAGGATATCATCAAACTGTCCACGAAGCTCACCATCAATGGATGGCTTGCGTGCTACAACAATCATCATCTTACCGAGTGGATTCTTTACAGATGACAAGACAAGATTATTTTTATCTGGTAAGTAGATTACCGATTGGTCTTTGTCATAGTAGCGAACCATCTCAATGAGAGAGTTTAGTTCTTGCTTGTATCCAAGTCCACCGAGGAGCGAGCGCTCATACTCAGGGAATTGTGAAACGAGTTCGCCTAGCGTTAATTGATAACGCTTCGCAAATGCGATGCAACGACCATAACGGTCAAACTCTGGGTAAGCACCCACTGGGTTTTCTAGGCGAATACGAGGTAGTTTAGCTTCTGCGTCTAGCTCAATAACAAATGGCAAGAAGCCGTAGGTTAGGTACCAGTCCGCTCCCGAGTACATCTGAACGGATAAGTCAGAATGAGCAAAGTAATTGCTAGCAATGCGAGTACGCTTGTCAGCAAAAGCACGAGCACGGTCGCTCGTTTGGTTTGCTGCGGAGCAGTTGACGGCAGGCAGAGGCGCCATAACTTCAGATAAGTCTCTAGCAACAATGTCAATAAAATTCGCAACGACATTTGCATCTACTCCATCTGGAAAGAAGTCAGGGTATACACTGGCAATCTGACCTTTACGGACAGCAAGGACATCAAGGTTGCGTGCGTCCCTGTCTGCATTACGAAAGCGCAACGAGTCAACTCGTGCTGCAATCTGTTCAATAGATAACATTTAGTTCCTATCCGTATGTCTGTTGCCATTGTTCTGCAATGGCTTCATCTAAGTTAATTGAGAATCGTCTCTCTGTCTGTGCTCTAGTAGCCCAACGGTTTTGCATCCATTTGGCTGAC